TGGGTTTACTCTTGTTTAAGAGGCATTTATGAACTGGAAGATTACAAACCTACAGGTCTATCCGCAGGCAGACGGCCACAGCGATGTGGTGGTTCGCGTGGACTACCAAGTCGGCGTCCTCAAGGATGTCGTGGAACTCGCACCGCCGAGTGGCAACTTTGTCCCCTTTGCTGACCTGACCGAAGATCAGGTTTTGGGTTGGGTCTGGGCGGCGGTAGACAAGGCTGCGGTGGAAGGCCGCGCTGCCCGCGAAGCCATCGAATTGGAACGCAGACTCGCCATCCTTGAAAGGGACGGCAAAAAGCCAAGCGCAGTGCCGATGGGCACGCCTTGGGGTTGATGTTTCTTTAATACAACAGTACAGTTTTACCCGTACTGGCCCGGTTGACCAGGCTCCGTAAGGAATGATATGAGCGACGAAAACCAACTCCCCGAAGTTGTAGCGGCAGAAGCCGCGCCGGAACCGGAAGTCACGGCGACCCCGGAACCCGAAGTTAAGGCTGAAGAAGCCCCAAAGCCGGAGGAAAAGCCCGCTAACAAGACCTTTTCCCAAGAGGAACTGGACGCGGTAGTGGGCAAGAGGCTTGCGAAGGAACGTCGCAAGTGGGAACGAGAGCAGACACTGAAGGCGCAGACGGTCGATAAGCCCGCCGCACCGGCAGAGTTGCCTGACAGGGAATCAGACCCCGATGCTTACGCGGAAGCCCTAGCGACCCGTAAGGCCGAGGAACTCCTTGCCAAGCGCGAAGCCGAGCGCCAACAGTACGAACTCTTGAGTGCTTATCACGAGCGCGAAGAGGCAGCACGGGAAAAGTACGATGACTTCGAGCAAGTCGCGTACAACCAGAACCTGCCGATTACGACCGTGATGGCACAGACGATACAGGCATCGGATGTTGGCCCTGACGTAGCGTACTACTTAGGTTCCAACCCTCGCGAGGCTGATCGTATTTCCCGCTTATCGCCGTATCTGCAAGCCAAAGAGATCGGCAAAATTGAGGCCAAACTTGTGGACAATCCGCCGGTCAAGAAGTCAACCAACGCTCCGCCTCCCATCAAGCCGGTAACGGCCAAAGGGTCTAGCGGTGGCGGTTACGAAACCACCGACCCTCGCTCCATATCGAGCATGAGTACGTCGGAATGGATCGAAGCCGAACGCCGTCGCCAGATCAAGCAGTGGGAAGCGCAGCACCGTCGTTAACACTATTTTGGAGTAATTTTCGTGGCTAATAATATTCTTACCATTGACATGATTACGAGGAAGGCTCTCGAAATCCTTGAGAACAGCCTCGTACTCACCCGTAACGTCAATCGTCAGTACGACGATTCCTTTGCCGTGCAGGGCGCCAAAATCGGCACCACGCTGCGTATCCGCTTGCCGGACCGCGCTCTTGTGACCGATGGCGCTGCCCTCCAGGTGCAGGACGACAACGAGCAGTTCACCACGCTGACCGTCGCTTCGCAGAAGCACATCGGTGTGAACTTCACGACTGCCGAAATGACCATGCAGTTGGACGACTTCGCCGAGCGTGTTCTCAAGCCGCGTATCTCGCAGCTTGCGGCCAGCATCGACGCGGACGTTGCCAACTCGTTCCAAGGCATCTTCCAGTCGGTCGGCACCCCCGGCACCACGCCGTCCACGACCTCGGTTCTGCTTGCTGCTAACCAGAAGCTGAACGAGGCCGCTGCGGTGATGTCGCCGCGTTATGTCACCGTGAACCCGGCTGCGAACGCCGCGCTCATCGAGGGCATGAAGGGGCTCTTTAACCCGGTCAGCACCATCTCGTCGCAGTTCAAGAACGGTATGTTCGGCGAAGGCATCCTCGGCTTTAACGAGCTGAATATGTCGCAGTCGATCAAGCAGTTCACGACTGGCACCCGCACGGGCTCGCACACCGTCACCACGACGGTTTCGACTCAGGGCGCGACCAGCATTGCCATTACCGGCACTGGCACCCAGACCATCAAGAAGGGTGACGTGTTCACGGTTGCTGACTGCTTTGCGGTGAACCCGCAGACCCGCGAGTCCACTGGCTCGTTGCAGCAGTTCGTGGCAACCGCTGATGCGACGGCTGTGGCCGGTGCGTACACGGTCAACGTCAGCCCGGCGATCTACACCTCAAGCCATGCGCTTGCCACGGTGGATTCGTTCCCGGTTGCTGGTAAGGCTGTGACGTTCCTTGGCTCTGCCTCGACGCAGTACCCGCAGAACCTCGTGTACCACCGCGATGCGATTGCCTTCGCCACGGCAGACCTCCTCATGCCGCAGGGCGTTGACATGGCTTCGCGCCAGGTCCACAACGGTATCTCCATGCGCGTTGTTCGTCAGTACGACATCAACAACGACCGTATGCCGTGCCGTATCGACGTGCTGTATGGCTACTCGGTGATCCGTCCGCAGATGGCTGTCCGGCTCTGGGGTTGATGCCATGAGTTACGTACTCGGCAACCTCCCCAAGCAGGCGCTTCTCAGCATTACGCTGTCGCCTTCCGCCGTGTCCGCGAACACCTCTGCAGAGCAGACGTTCACGGTCAACGGTCTGGAGGCGGGGGATCACGTCGCCGTCAACAAGCCGAGCGCCCAAGCGGGCCTCGGTATTGTTGGGGCGCGTGTTTCCGCAGCGAATACGCTGGCGATTACCTTTGGCAACTTCACGGGTAGTTCGATTACCCCGACGGCGAGCGAGGTCTACAAAGTCCTCTTGAGCCGACCGGATAGAACTATTACCGACGGCATTATCTAATTTAGGAGTATTGAATCATGCCTCTTCCGAATGGCGCTGGTGGATACCAGTTTAATGACGGTAACGTCGGCGAAGCCCTGCTTTTCTCGCAGGACGCACCGACCGCTCTGACTGCTGGAGCGACTGCTACGGCGGCTCAACTTGCTAACGGTCTTTTCACCTTCAACGGCACGGCGGGCAACCTCACGCTGCCGACGGTGGCGGACCTTGAGGCGGGCATCTCGTCTGCAACCAAGACCAACGCGGCTTTCGACTTCTACGTCGTGAACATCGACGCGGGTGCGGATGCCATCACCGTGGCTGTTGGCACGGGTTGGACGCTCGTAGGTGCGGGCGCTGTGGCGGCGGGTTCTTCGGGTCACTTCCGTGCCCGCAAGACCGGCGACAGCTCTTGGACTTGCTACCGCGTAAGCTAATACTGCATGGCCGTCATCTACCTACGACACGAGCGTCACGGTACGAAAGTAGCGTGTTCGTGGCACGAGGCTAGAGACGACATGGAGTGGGGTTGGGAGGAATATAATCCGAACGACCCTGATGAAATGGAAACTCCGGCGCCTTCAGAAATGGAGGCGTCGGAGAATTCCGGTAATGCGTTGAGAGCGACTAAGCGCCGACGCAAGGAGTAGAAGATGGCGACTACCGCTGCAGACCAGATCAACGGGGCGCTGCGTTTGATCGGGGTACTGGCAGAAGCCGAAGCCCCTTCGGCAGCGATGGCGCAAGATGCCCTGACGGCGCTCAATCAGATGATTGATTCGTGGAACACGGAGCGTCTTGCCGTGTTTTCCACCATCGACCAGGTATTCAACTGGCCACCTAGCACCCGCATCCGCACCCTTGGCCCGACCGGCGATTTCGTAGGTCAGCGTCCGGTGCAGTTGGACGATGCGACGTATTTCCGCGATGCCTCGACGAACGTGTCGTATGGCATCAAGATGATTAACCAAGAGCAGTACAACAACATCGCGGTCAAGACGGTCACGTCTACCTACCCGCAGGTGCTGTGGTACAACGCGACCTATCCCGACATCGAAATCTACGTCTACCCCGTGCCGTCACGAGTGTTGGAGTTCCATTTCGTATCGGTTGAGAAGTTGACTGAACCTGCGACCCTGCAGACGGTGTTGGCGTTCCCGCCGGGCTACCTGCGTGCGTTTCGCTACAACCTTGCCTGCGAACTTGCGCCGGAATACGGCGTCGAGCCTTCGCCGCAAGTGCGCCGTATTGCGATGTACAGCAAACGCGATCTGAAGCGCATCAATAACCCGGATGACGTGATGGCAATGCCAGCGGCGCTAATGGTCAATCGTCCGCGCTTCAACATCTACACGGGCAACTTCTAATGAAGTCTCCGATTCTGGGTAGCAGCTACGTTATTCGTAGCGTCAACGCTGCCGACAATCGGATGGTGAACTTGTACCCCGAAGTGATTGCGGAGGGTGGCAAGGAGCCTGCGTATCTGCAGCGATGCCCCGGCTACACGCTACGCGCAACGGTCGGCAACGGCCCGATTCGCGGACTGTGGACGCTTGGCAATTATTTGTACGTGGTTTCCGGTGACGGCTTCTATCGACTTGATGCGTCGTTTCTTGGTCAAACCACGGGCTTTTTGGAACTTGAGGACGGCAGTTTTAT